CGTTCCCAAATGCATATAACTCCTTCTTTGTCTTCAGTCTTCTTTGAGATTGGAAACTCCATGATAGGAAGTTTTCTTGACTCTTTTGATTCAACCTTACCTTCAGCATTAAAGAATAAGTCAACATACTCAACAGGATATTCTTTTTCAGCTATTCGTTGTAACTGCTTGGTAACCAGGTGAGTAGGAAACTTTGCTTCTTTTCTTGTTGCAAAAGCCTCCTCAATATTTCTTGGAGATTGAGATACTTCAAGTTGATATGCTTCTGGATCTAAGTCTCTCTTTGCTTTTTCAAAACGTTTTTCAAGAGCTTCAAGTGCTTCTTTAACAAGTGAGTTACCATAGGCATCAATGTATGGAGGCATTGACCATTGTTCCGGAATAAATAAACCAGTCTTACCTATTGTTCCATCTTTATCTATTAGATTAGATTCAACTGCATAAAACTCATTTGCTTCTGGATTTAGTACATACTGTTTTAAAGGTTCACATTGATCCAAGTCACCGACTGATCCTGCTGCAATAAACTGCCCTGTTGTAATATCTCCAGAACGTAAGGCAGGTCTCATGAAACCATATGTATCATTCATCTTTGGAGCAATACCAGCCTCTTCATGAAAGAAGTAAACCACAGGACCACCGACACCATTTGTAGGGTCTTTTTCGAAGGAGTATGAGTTGATCGTTGATTTCAAACCTTTATAAGTATCACGACCATTTTGACGTACTTTAATACGTTGTTGCCATGCTCCAATCTTGTCCGGTTCGTTAGGTCTATACCAGGCGGTATGCTCGTTAAGAAAGTTTTTGTATTCGTCTAAGAACTTCCATGAACCCTTCTCGTTTATGTAGTCTTTTAAAGATGCTCCAAGTTTTAAAACAGCCCCGGATTCAAACCAATAGGTGTTTATAAACTTAGCCATATGATAATATGACGAAGCAATTTGACGTTTCTTTAGAATAATTGCATGTCTGTAATGTAATTCTGCAAGATGCTCATACAAAGCCATGTGATACTGGGCATCTCTAACCTTTGCAAAACCAAACTTCTTTTCTTCTTTATCATAGATAGGCAAGAAGTTAAGCCACATGTAGTATTCTCTACATAAATACCAAGTTAAATCACCTGATTTATAGATAACACCTTGTCTGCATTTTTCCTTTTCGCTATCCCAGTAGAACATAAAGTCTGCGGATTTAAAAGGAGCATCACAATAATATCCGTTTGCATTAAAGTTTGTTGCTTGCTCATTAAAGATTTCACTGGTCTCATTAAACTGATATTCACCAGGTTCCTTAAAAACAGAAAGGACAAACTCTATATACTCTTCTTTCGTTGAGAATATAGTAGTTGTCCAAGTTCCGTTATCCCATGTTGGGACTTGTTTATAAAATGCTTGATTACTCATGTTTATTGTTCATCAATGCCTAATGCATCAAGTAGATCGCAAAGCCTTCCCATCGTAATAATACGATCATCTTCTTTTGGATCTTTGTTCCAATATTCTTGATACAACTCTCTTGGTATTGCATGCCAGAGTTTTGTGTATTGATTGAAGTGAATCACATAGTTGTGACTATTAATCTTGTTTAGCATAACCAAATGCGTTTAGTGAGTGTTTAAACGGCTCCCATGGCAACTCCTGCACAATGGTAAGCATTTGTTGAGCAATATCTCTAATCTCTACTTGAGCATGCTCATCATTTCTAAGCTTTTGAAATAACATAAAGCTTCTAAAGTTAAACATCACATCAGCAGTAATCTGTGAGTTATACGTTTTAAAAAATCTTGCAGATTCTTTTGCCCGTTTTCTACCAAGTACAGGTGTTAAATCTTTTAACGCGTTGTGATATAAATAGTTACCTATTTCAGTATAATCTTGTAATATAGTTGACCATTCAGTTCCTTTCTTCCAAGACAACTCTCCACCTTCTTCATTTACATCTGATTCATCATCATGAATAAATAGTTCTTCAGATGAAGTAATACCTTTCCAATCTTGAGGAATCAAAAACTTATCTTCTTTTAATTCTTTGTATCTGGCAGATTCTCCGTTAACAGCAACACCAATACGGTGTTTAATAAGGTGAATATGTGAGGCAATATCTGTTGTGACCAAAAAATGGAGAGACGATTTCTCAAACGGCGTATGGTGACCGTCCTTGGCAAGCATATCAAGTAACGCAGGCATGCGATCTTTCTTTGTCTCAAAGTCACGTGAAGTTGATGTCCAAGCTGAGAGTGCATGCGTTTGATCGCCTCCATAAAATCCTATAAGTTCTACTGTATTATCCATTTGTTACCGGTGTCCAATCTGTTGCTAATAAATCAGTTTGAGATGGTGTCCAAGGAACAAGTCCTGTTGGTGCATCTAAGTTGTCTGTTTCTAATCCTGTTGTATCAATATAGATATAAGGACTAGTCATCTTTGAATCAAGTCTTGGTAACTGAAGTTTGATAAAGATGCCAGTACCATTCCATCCTTTTCTGGCCATCTTATGACCATACTTTAATTGCTCTAAAGCTTCTCCAAAGTTCATTATGGTAGAGTTAAAGTTTTAACAACCATCATCTGTGCAGCTAAGATATCCATGATAGCTCTATCACCAAGGTTTTCTCTTAATGAGGTTAGTGTACCATTTTCTATAGAATCCGCTTTAGCTTCATAAATCATATCTGCTAATTCAGCACATAATGCTTTTGCCTTTGCAACCTTATCGTCTCCTGATGGATTGAATGTTTTCCCAACTAACTTTTCTCCTTGAGTAAGTTCTGTTGGATGAGGAGTAATCTCATGATCTGTGTAAACTTCTTGTGTCATTGGTTTTCGTTTATTTCGTTTAGAGTAGGAAGACGGATTCGAACCGCCGGTTTTTCTGTTTTGCAAACAGGTGCATTGGGCCACTCTGCCATTCCTACTAATATTGTTGGAAGAGAGGGATTCGAACCCCCGTACCCGTTCTGAGAGCAGATTTACAGTCTGCCGGTTTTAGCCACTCACCCACCTTCCAATAAATGTGAGCTTCCTGTAAGATTCGAACTTACGACCTCTTGATTACAAATCAAAGGCTCTACCAACTGAGCTAAGGAAGCGGAGTATAGTAGGACCTAGGATCCTTGAGGTTACTATACGTTTTATCCTCTTTGTGGTATAGGATGGGATTTGAACCCATAACGATGCGTAGTCTTTAATTCAACCCTTTGTACTTCAGGGTCCGTCACCGCGTCCTAGATTTAGCTTCTCATCTAGTGTATCTACATTCTACTACCTAACCATTTAGTGGAGACGGTGGGAGTCGAACCCACGTTAACGTGCTACCCGGTTTTAATCAGAAGCACCAAAGCCCGTCATCCCCTATTTTACTCTTGTTCTAATCGCATTAGACGACTATTTAATACACGACTATATTCAGTCATTATACTAAACTGTTTCTCTAATAAAAGCTTATCAATATTTGCCAATCCTGTAAATGTATCTGTTGCCAAGAAATCTTCAAGCTTTGTTAGTCTTTCATCTAACTCTTGTTTCTCAGTGCGTAAACGATCAATGAATGTACTCATGTTAGTTTGGTTTTAGTTTGCTGTAGTGGAAGGATTCGAACCTCCAAGTGGTCTTTAGCTGTAGGGCATTGCGCGCTTGTGGTCAACCCATTACCCTACGTTTATCAGAAGCTCCACACCCCCGAGACAGGAGGGCACGTCTGCCAATTTCATCACACTACAGTGTATCTTTTGCAAGATATATTAATTAACCGTCATATGCAAGATTTTGTCCACCTCTAACAGAACTTTGTTGTTCTTCTTGTAGATCTCGATATGTTGCTTTAAAACTCTGTCTAATCTGATCGAACTTTGCAGCAGCATTTATGATTGCTGTAATGTTTCCATCTCTACCATGTTCAATGTCTGTTACCTCCATGTATTTAGCAAGTCGATCAAGCATTGACTTCATTCCCATATAGGCTCTATATGTTGGAGTTTGGTACATCTGCTCACATCTTTTCTTTGCATGCAATATCATTTCATCATCAAGAGAAAAATCAGCTCCTATTTCTTTTAAGATCATTGCTTCTTTATCTTTCTCTGGTACATCAAAGAATGGATTTAAATCCGGATTAGGGCATGTTGAATAAAAAAGATACGTGTATACCTTTATTGCCTCATCACCATACTCTTCCATGATGTTCTTTAAGAACTCAAGAGTATAGCAATGTTCGGAAGGTATCACCTTACCATTCTGTATATCAAACAATCTGATCATTATTTCTTCTTCTTTTTAAACTTAGGTCTGAACTCTTGTAAGTAATCTAACAAAGCAATGACCTCATCTTTCAAGTAAGGTACTTCATAAGATACAATCTCCTCAACTATTGGAT